TTGGTTTCTAGCATTTGATAAAGTCGCATCTGTCATTGCAAGAGGTGTTGTCTGAGCTACCCCTGCTATAGATACTTCTTGATATCCAGCAAAACCTTGCTGTATTAATTGTAAATTAGTATTAGTTTTATCGCCCCATGTCCCAGAGTTTTCACCTGTGACCATTAACTCTAAACCTAAATCTGTATAACTTGATGGCATGTGTTTATTATATCCTCATTAAGCTGCTTTATCAACCTCAGTCCATACGTTAGTAACTCCTGGATCTATTTGAGACCAACCTGTTATTTTAACAGAACCTATAGAAGTTTCCATAGAAACTCCTGTAACATCAGCACTAGCGTCATCCGCAGTTGCTTGTCCAATAGCGGTTGTTAATTGTTTTCCTGTAACATCTATTAATGTATTAAGATCTACTGTAATAGTTCCTAGCGAAACAGAAGAAGATATTCCAGTTACAGATATATTAGCATTAGCGATAATGTCTTCGTCTCCAAGTGCTATAGTAGAAGAAACTCCTGAAACAGTCACCTCTGCATCAGCAGAAGCAATAACACTACCTTGAGCTATAGATAATAATTCACCACTAATATTTGTATTAGCATCTCCAGTAACACTTTCATCTCCAATTTGAGATGTTAAATTTATTCCTGTAACATCAATATCAGCAGTTCCAACAACAACGGATCCTACACCAACAGTTGCAGTCATACCCACTCCAGTTACCATGGCATCTGGAGAAGGGTCTACTTGACCAACCTCTGAAGATAATAATTCACCACTAATATTTGTATTAGCATCTGCTGTTACGGTTAAACTTCCTATTCCTGCTGTTAATAATTCTCCTGTGACGTCAATATCGGCAGTTCCAACAACAACGGATCCTACACCAACAGTTGCAGTCATACCTATTCCAGTCACCTCTACATCAGCAGAAGCAATAACACTACCTTGACCAACCTCTGAAGATAAAGACTGACCAGTGAGATCTACTAATGTGTTTGCATCTAAAGTTGCAGTTCCAATTGCAGAGCTTAAACTATTTCCAGTTACATTAGCATCTGCGTTTGCACTTGCTACAGCATTTCCAATATTTATACTAAAAGATATTCCTGTTGCAGGAACTTCAACACCTGCAAAAATACTTACTTGTCCAATATTAGAAGAAAGAGAAGTACCTGTAATAGGGACGTTTGCATTACCAAATGCATCTTCATTCCCAGTAATAACATTTAAATTTTGTCCTGTTACTGCAACCGTAATACTTATTGAACCTGTAGCTGCAAAAGGTGCTTCTGCAAATGCTGTAATTCCAAAAGCCATAGTCTAGGCTCCTGTTTTGTTATCTTTTACTTCTTCTGTAGGTAATTCTTTTTTTAGTAAATCAGAATAATGTGCTTGTAGTACTGTTAAATCATTTAACTGCATTGAAATCTGTTGTCTTTGAACACCAATATTTTGTAATTTATCTACACAAAGTTTTCCTTGTGGAGATAAGTTATCTGTATCATATTCTTTTTTATCAAAATTAAATTTCATAATATTTTAACCAAATACCATAGCTAATACGGTTGCAGTTCCTTTATTTGTAAAGTTTGAATCATTATTAAAACCAGATAAAGCTATATTTGCTTTTGTAAGTTTTTTCTGTGCATTGCCAGAATCAACTACAACAAAGAAATCACCATCTGCATCAGATGTTGAAGTAGTTAATTCTGATAAATCTACATTTAATGTAACAGTACCAGAAGTTCCGCCACCGTCTAATAATGTACCTGCTGTAACACCTGTAATATCTCCAACATTTGTAGTATATCCAGCGTCATTATTAAAACCTGAGTTATTAATACTGCCCTTTGTTATTTTAGTTTGAGCTCCTGCAGAATTTATCACTGCAAAAAAATCAGCATTGTCGTCATTTGAAGTTGTAGTTAACAAATCTAAATCTATTCTAGCAATTGGAACCGTTCCACTTGCTAAATCTGACGCGTCTAAATTTGTTAAGTTTGCACCACTGATAGCTGGAAGAGTTGCGGGAAATCTTGCATCAGGAACAGTTCCTGAAGATAAGTTATCTGCATTTAAAGAAGATCCATCAATGAATCCACTGTCATTATTAAATCCTGAAATATTAATATTGCCTTTTGTAAGTTTTTTCTGTGCATTAGCGCTATCAACTACTGCAAAGAAATCACCATCTGCATCTGATGTAGAAGTTGCAAGTTCTGATAAATCTACACTTACTGCATCTGCAGTCACATCAATTAAAGTTCCAGCTCCAACTGCTAATGATCCAGAAGTTGTAACCGTTCCTGTTAATCCATTACCACCTGATACAGAAGTAACTGTACCTGTATTTGTAGTGAATCCACTGTCATTATTAAAACCTGAAATATTAATATTGCCTTTTGTAAGTTTTTTCTGTGCATTTGCTGAATCTACAACAGCAAAAAAGTCTCCATCTGCGTCTGAGGTAGATGTAGTTAATTCTGAAAGATCAACATCTATTTGATCGGCTTGAACATCTATTAAGTTTCCAGCACCAACGTTTAATGTAACATCTCCAGAAGTCCCACCTCCAGTTAAACCAGAGCCAGCTGTAACTCCTGTAATATCTCCAGTAGTTGGAGTTTGATATTCTAAAGCTGTTCCACCAGAATTTACTGCAAGAACTTGATTTGCAGTTCCAATAGCTGTTAAACCTGTACCACCTTTTGTTGTAGGTACTGTTGGTAATCTATCTGATGATAAAGTTCCTGAAGCAATGTTTGTAGCATTTAAAGATGTTAAGTTTACACCGCTCGCAGCTGGAAGTGTTGCAGGAAACCTTGCGTCTGGCACTGTGCCACTTGCTAAATCATCTGCATCTAAGTTTGTTAAATTAGCGCCACTAATTGCAGGAAGTGTTGCAGGAAACCTTGCATCAGGTACTGTACCTGAAGCTAAATCGTCTGCATCTAAGTTTGTTAAGTTTGCTCCACTAACTGCTGGTAATGTTGCAGGAAACCTTGCATCAGGGACTGTGCCTGAAGCTAAATTATCTGCGTTTAAATTTGTTAAGTTAGATCCATTGTTTGCAACAATGTTTCCGCTTGAATCTAGTATGACTGCTTTGGATGCAGGGAGGGTACAGAAAACATCTTTAGTACCTGCAGAAAAATCTACTGCAGCATCACTATTAGATGATGATATAATTGTAGTTCGAGCTAAAGTTCCAGCACCAACAGTACCAAGACCTACTTCAAATTCTGTAGGAACGTCCTGGTTTTGAATTGCATAATATGTTGTATTAGTATTACCAATTGCACTTGAAAAAGTTTCAAAACCAGAAACAGCTCCGGATAAAGTAAACGCACCTGTACCTGTTGTAGTAGAAGTTTCTTTTACTCTATCATTTACAACTAATGCCATTTAACCTCCTATTAACCAGAGATTCTTAATATAGCTGCTGATGTAGTAAATGCTGGAAACTGTACTGTAAAAGTTCCTGATGTAGCTGTTTTATCTGCTCCAAAATCTAAAACTGCAACTGCTGCATTAGTAACTGCAGAAGATGTATTATAGATTAATGCACCTCTAGCTGTCAACGTTACACCTGTAAATGATAAATCTGCAAAGTCTACAATTGCAACACCTGATGCAATTGAAGTTTGTTGACTTGTCAGACCGCCACCACCAGCTGTATAAGCACCACTGTTACCAACTTCTTGTGTAGTTGTGTAAGAAGTAGTCGCTGAGTTTAGAGTTGCTGAAGAAGTATAAAGAGCTAATTGAAACTTATCACCGCCTGATGCAAAGTTCGCATCACCTTCTAGTAATTGTTTCTTGAATGCATTTGCAATCGCTTGTGTTATAGCCATAGTTTATCTCCTTATTGTTTTCCAACACGAGGAACACCTGCTTGATATTCATCGCGTCTTCGTCTTCCCATTTGTTCTATAGAGAAGCCTTCTATCGCTTGTTTATACCTTCCTTCATATAATTGCAAGAGATCGTTTGGCCCCTTTAAGAAGCTGTAAGCTTCGACTAAACATGCATACAAAAGTCCGTTGGGAAAATACTGACTTAAATATGATGTTGTATTTGTAGCCGATAATTGCGGTGGTTTCAAGATATAATTTACTTGAATTGAATAAGTATTGTCTGGAATTGGAGCAAATGCAATTTTATCCTCGTACCAATTTGCATAATACTTAGGAAACCCAGTTGCATTAGTATTATTAAATTCTGATATAAAACTAGTATCTCTAACTTCTAAATAACTTCTATTTCCAGACAAAGAGGTATCTGTTGAAGTAAAAATTTGAATAGATCTAACAATACTATATGGTGAAGGTAAATTAATAAACTTTTGACCAGAAATTAAATTAGCTGTTTGATATTGTCTTTGATAATCTGCATCAGCATCTCTTTGTATTCTCCATTCAGCATTTTCAATAAAACCATCTACAATTGTAGATGTTAAAACATTTGAATCTACTTCAGTATAATCTCTAATTTTTTGTACTAATTCTGCGTATGTCATAATTTTATGGTGTTAATGTAACTGGACCTGCAGTCACAAAAGTTCCTCCAAATTTACCTGTTACAGTAGGAGTTGATCCTAACGTAAACGTATATGTATTTATATCTACTACTGTTATACTAAATCCTGAAGCATTTTCAAATACTGTATATGCTAATCCTCCTGGACTTCCATCTACATTTCTAAATACAACAGAATTTCCTGTTGTTCTTCCATGAGAAGGTTCTGTAACCGTAATTGTAGTATTTCCTGATGTAATATTAAATGGATTTGATGGTAATAAATTTTCTGTTGCAGGTTCTGTTCTATCAGGTCTTGCATTTTGTAAACCTTGTGGATCTGCAGTATGTGGTTTTGGTTCTAATTGTGGATGTTTAGGTTCAAATTCAGAAATATGTACTCTTGCACCATTCCATTCTTTTACCATTTCTTTATATGGAAATTCCATACCAGATCTATCTGATATAAATTTTGAAAATTTTCCTGAAGCAGTATTAGACACTTGGATAATACACCTTCGGACTTATATACGAGCTGCTAGAAGAGCCGTCTTCTTGTAGCGCTCTTTGAAGTTCATCTTCATATAATAATTTTAATTCTTGAGTTCTTTGAGGTGCAAATTTTTGTGAAAGATAATAAGATAAACCTGCTACCATACAAGGTACAAATCTATATGGTACATCTGCTTCATTAGTGTAAGCTCCAGCATCTTGAATCCTGCTTACATAATAATAGTTAATAAAATTTCCTGCTTCTGTAGAACCAGGTGTTAAATATAAAGTGACTGTAACTTTATCAATAAATCTTTGAACAAAATATTGTGTAGGTGTTCCTTCATCTGTTTTATTAGAAAGTGATTGATATTCAGATCTATTTATTTTTGTAAGTGGAAAATCAACTGACGAAGAATTTCTATAAGACATTTCTAAAATATCATCAACGCCATACACTGCTGTTGCATCAGAAGTACCATCAGCTGTTGACCTAAACATTGTATATTCTGCTTGACCATCTACTAATGTAATTGAATTATTTTTTACTTGCCAATAATGTAATCCTCTGTTTCCCCATTCTTGAAACATTATATTTAAAGATCTTCTAGCTGATTTCATTTCTTGACCAGCCATAGGTTGTTGACCTATTCTTTCATATGCTTCTTCTATAACTTCATCAATAGAAAAACTTGATTCAAAAGTTGTTGTTCCAGAGGTTGCCATTTAGACTCCTATTTGTCTAACAAGATTGTAGCTGCAACGTCTGCACCTATTGCATTCACAGTCATAAAACCTTTAAATAAAATTCCATCTTCTGGAACATTAAATGCAAATACATCACCTGCTGGGCAACTAACTTGAAATTGAGTTCCATCTGTATCTTGTAAAGTAATAGATTGAGCAGTTGTAGCGTTTGTATTTTCTACAATAATACCTCTTAATCTAGTTCTTCCAGCAAATACAGAGCCGGTGCCATCAACTCTTACCGCTTTAACATCTGATTTCATACTCATTGTATCTCCTTAAATTTTAGGAGCTCCCGAAGGAGCTCCATAATTATTATGTTGTTGTAACGTCAGTTCCAGTAATAACTTGTTTCCAAGTTGTACCATCAGAAAATGCATAAGTTGCAGCTCCTGTATAACCGTTCGCAACAAAAACCATTACACCTAAATTACTTACAGCGCTTAAAGTTTCGCCAGCTCTTGTGCCAGTCGCAATTGCAAGTGTTGAAGTATCTGAAACAGTCCATGCTACGCCGCCACCTTGTGCAGTATCACCAGCAGTAGAGTTTGAATTTGCTCCACCGATGAAACCATTAAGTGCAACTACTGGTCCTGTAAATGTAGTTTGTGCCATATTATTATCCTCCTAGTTATTTCCACATAGTCTCTAGGCCGTCGACTATACGCGTCTATGCAGAATATTTATGTATAGTTATTAATTTATATAATAAATTATAGAATAGTGCAAGAAATCCCTACAGTAAAAGAGTCTTTTACAGCAATGTGTAAGTCCTAATTAACCAGCGTAAAGATGAATTTCACCATCTCTAGGATTGGTATGGACTTCTGTCTCTTGTTTCTTAATGATTGATCTAATAACTGTTTTGATCTCATCACCAAGAGCAGACATTTCAGGTGTTATCTGTCCTTTATTTTCAAGAAATAACTCATTCCATTTAGACTCGAGTTTCAGTTTCTTGGCGAACAGTATCATGTTGTCCTGAGCCATTATTAACCTCCTCATAGGTTATATAAAAATCATTCACAGTACTTGAATACTGTAAATCATTTTGATCCCATTTTATATCAGATTTTCCTAGAAAGTCAATGATATGAGGATTAAGCTCATCTACATCATTTATTTCTTTATTACTTTCGATTTCAAACTTTGTTTGAAGGTATTTTGTAAAAATTTTAACTAGATATTTCTTTTGCATTTTTCTTTCTACCAAAAAGAAAGGGCCCAATCAAGGGCCCTTCCAAAATAAATACTTAATTAAATCAAGTATTAAGCACCTGGTGATCCAAAGATACCTCTAGGATCAGAGAAACCAAAAGAGTATCTCTCTCTAGCTTTGTATCTTACGTTACCAGTATCGAAGTCACCTTCCATTGCAGTTTTGATTGGTGATCTTACGAACATTTTCATACCATTAGGCACGTCTGTTTTGATAAAGAACGCGTCTGTGTCAGTTAAG